TCCAAGAAAGACTATCGGAGCACAGAAACTCTTCATGGATCTATTGAAGGAGCGTGCTGAGACTGGTCGTATCTACCTGATGAATATTGATCACTGTAACTCTCACTCTTCCTTCAAAGACAAAGTGAACATGAGTAACCTCTGTCAAGAGATTACTTTACCTACAGATCCTATCCAACACATTGATGGATCAGGTGAAATTGCTCTGTGTATCTTGTCTGCTATCAACGTAGGTAAGATCAACAAGTTAGATGAACTTGATGAGTTATGTGAACTTGCAGTGCGTGGTCTTGATGCTCTGATTGATTATCAGAACTATCCTGTTGCTGCTGCAAAGCAAAGTACGCTTAACCGAAGATCGTTAGGAATTGGTTACATTGGTCTGGCACATTATCTTGCTAAGAACAATGCAAAGTATGATTCACAGAAGGCATTCGACCTCGTTCATAAACTCACTGAGAGGTTCCAGTATGCCCTTCTAACGACGTCAAATCGACTCGCTATGGAGAAGGGTCCTTGCGGTTATTTTGGTAAAACAAAGTACGCAGATGGGATTCTTCCGATCGATACATATAAGAAGGAAGTGGACGAGATCGTACCGAATGACCTATCATGTGATTGGGATTATCTCAGGGGGAGGATCAAAGAGTATGGACTCAGGCACAGCACTTTGTCCGCACAAATGCCTTCGGAGAGCAGTTCCGTTGTGTCAAACGCAACCAATGGAATCGAACCTCCTCGCGACTACTTGTCCGTTAAGAAGTCCAAAAAGGGACCTCTTAAGCAGATTGTTCCATCATATACTACACTGAAGAATAACTACACCCTATTATGGGATATGCATAACAACGACGGTTACATCAAAGTGACTGCTGTGATGCAGAAGTTTTTCGATCAAGCAATTTCTGGCAACTGGAGTTACAATCCAGAGAACTATCCAGACAATGAAGTCCCTGTGACTGTGATGGCAAATGATCTTCTAACAACCTACAAGTATGGTTGGAAGACGTCGTACTACCAGAACACCTACGACGCTAAAAAAGATGGTGACGAAACCTCTAATAATGTAGACCAGTTGATCAACGAGATACTTACCACCGAGGAGGAAGACTGTGACAGTTGCAAAGTTTGACACGAAAGGAATGACCGTATTTAACAAGAACAAAGTAAACACAAAGAAACAACCCATGTTCTTTGGACAACCTCTTGGTGTCCAGAGATATGATGAGTATAAGTATCCTGTCTTTGACAAACTTACTCAACAACAACTTGGATATTTTTGGAGACCCGAAGAGGTTTCCTTACAAAAGGATCGTTCCGACTATCAAACTTTGACACCTGAGCAGAAGCATATCTTTACTTCTAACTTGAAGTATCAGATCATGCTTGACTCTGTACAGGGTAGAGGACCTGGAATGGCATTCATTCCTTACTGTTCTCTTCCTGAGTTGGAAGCATGTATGACTGTATGGGAGTTTATGGAAATGATCCATAGTCGTTCCTATACATACATCATCAAGAATGTATACCCTAATCCTGGTGAAGTCTTTGACACTATTCTAGATGATGATAATGTGATGGGACGTGCAGAGTCTGTGACTGAATCATACAATGATTTCATTGAGCACGCACATGACTATGACACTGGTTCAATGTGGGACCTAGCAAGAGAAGGACACACAACAGGACTCTATGACCGAAAAGAACTCAAGAGAAAACTCTACCGAGCAATCGCTAACGTCAACATCCTCGAAGGAATCCGTTTCTATGTGTCGTTTGCGTGCTCGTTTGCTTTTGGCGAAAATAAACTTATGGAGGGTTCGGCAAAGATACTCTCTCTTATTGCTAGAGATGAAAGTCAACACTTGGTTATCACGCAGAATATCTTGAAGAAGTGGGCAGAAGGAGATGACCCAGAGATGCAAGAGATTGCACTAGAAGAAAAAGATCATACTCTTCATATGTTTAAGAAGACAGTTGATGAAGAGAAGGCATGGGCAAACTACCTGTTCAAAGAAGGTAGCATGATCGGTCTGAATGAAAAACTTCTTCATCAGTATGTTGAATGGATTGCTAACAAGAGAATGAAAGCGATTGGTTTAAATCCAATCTATGATATTCCTGCTAGAAACAATCCTCTTCCTTGGACTCAACATTGGTTGACCTCTAGAGGATTACAAAACGCACCACAAGAAACGGAGATTGAAAGTTATGTCGTTGGAGGAATCAAACAAGACCTCAAAGCAGATGCCTTCGCAGGATTCAGTTTATGATGACCTTCTAGAGAAGGGAAATGATCTTGGTCCAGACGTGACAGACATGCTCTGGACTGCTGCAAGGAAGGAAGCAATGGAAAGACTGCACGAAGACTTAAGAAAAGATAAAGAAAACAATAAATTGTGTTAAAGTGTAACAGGGTGAACTACAAATGTCAGAGATCTGTGATATAAATATAAATGTAGCAAAGGATACATTTTGTATTCGATGTTACCATCTACGTTCAACCTCCTCGGAGGTCGCAAGTAGGTCGCGGAACGGAGCGTTCATCTCATGCTAGGAATTTTCCTCTTTTATACTACTATTAATTGCATTGATGCGGTCGATATGATCGAACGTCTCGAAGCACATAAAAGTATGAATGACGCAGTTAAGGTAGAACTTGTTGAAGTAATTCAAGAAGCAACACCACACTGCCCATGGGACGCAAACGACTAAAGGAACGGGCGAAAATCCAACTACTTTAGGAGAAAACAAATGGCACAAGTCGTTTACCGTGGGGTTTCTTACAACCCAGAGGAGTACAAAGCAAAAGTACTCGCAGAAGCAAATCAAGAAAGAAATCACGAACTTATGTATCGTGGTATCAAACTTGTAAAGAAAGTTAAGTGAGGTAATGAACCATGGAAGTACTACAAATTAGCATTGCCATGGCGGTTTTCTTAACACTTATCTACGGTGAGGTTAGACTCCTTCAATCGATGGGGCACTAACATGAAAATCAGTCTGGAGTTTGATTCCCGTAACTGGGACTACAATCTTCCAGAATATGATGCAACAAAACATGACCCTGATAAGGTCTTTGCAATGTTATGTTACCGTGGACTACATTATGCCAAGTGGGTTTACTTAAAACCCTTTGGTATAACTAACTGGAAGATTAACGATTGATCTGGAGATCAACATATAGACCCTGGGTATTGACACCTGGGGTCTTTTGTTGTACACTAAATACTGAAAATGTATAGGAGAGTCATGAAACTTTTTCTGGACTGTTCTGATGCTGAGTTAATCAAAACCTATTACGAAACAGGATTGATTGATGGTGTCACAACGAACCCATCATTAATGCTGAAGGCAGGTGAAGATCCCATGGAAGTGTACAAAAAGATCTCAGATATCTTTCCATTCCATGCATCAATCTCTGCTGAAGTAGTTGGTGACACAGCACAAGAAATGTTAGATCAAGCAGAACCCTTGATTGACATTGGACCAAACATTACTATCAAGGTTCCATGTACACCTCAGGGTTTGAAAGCATGTAAAGATTTGACTGATGATGAAGTATCGGTGAATGTTACATTAGTATTTGATACTTGCCAAGCAATCTTAGCAAGTAAAGCAGGAGCAACATATGTGTCTCCTTTCGTAGGTAGAGTATTTGACCAGTCGTTTGATGGCATTGGAGTCATTGAAGAGATCGCAGATGTATTCGCAACTCATAGTTCAAATACTCAAGTTCTAGCAGCATCTATTAGAGATGTGTATCAGGTTGCCCAAGCATTTAAAGTGGGTGCTGATATCTGTACTATCCCAAGTAAAGTATTCGCAGGGATGTACTCCCATGTCTTAACAGACAGAGGTCTGGAGATCTTTGATAGGGACTGGAAGAACCTACAGGAAGAGTTGGGGAACAAAGCGTGAGTGATGGATGTTCTCAGACCGATAATGATTTTAGAAAACTGCCACGATCAGGGAGAGGAATCATGACCAAAAGAGACTTATTAGCACGAATTTACAAACACAAAAAAGATCTGTACAACGGACGTTATGATGGAGCATCGGAGGATTGGATGGATGGAGCACATCACATGCTCAACAAATGTCTAGAACTAGCACAGGAGTATGCTGATTAATGCAAAAGAAAAACTTAAAAACATTGATACACGACCTTGAGGTCGCAGTCGCAGAGTTGAAATCAGAAGTATATTCTGACGCTGCTGCATATCGTATAAGTAGTGATGACACTGATAGGCACACTACATATCGTGACATCAACGACGAAGACGGAATCTGCGATTGATTATGAAAACCCTTGGGTTTATGACGGTCGTCCTTTTACCTCTGATGACATTAATGACTATTACGGTTTTGTATATAGTATCACTAACACACTCAGCGGAAAGCGATACATTGGTAGAAAATATTTCTGGCAACATCGCACACCCAAGGGAAAGAAACGCAAGGTAAAGTCTGAATCAGATTGGAAAAAATACTATGGAAGTTCTAAGGAACTCATAGAAGATAAAAAAAAGTTTGGTGCCATGGCATTCAAACGCACCATTATCAGTATACATAACACTAAAGGTCTTGTTAACTTTAATGAGACCAAACAATTATTTCTCAACAACGTACTTACGGAGGCAATGGAAGATGGTTCCCCTGCATACTACAACTCTAACATTCTCGGTCGGTACATGCGTAAAGACTATTTTAATACTTGACAGACGCTAGGACATCGGTTATACTACTGGGGTAGTTCAGACACAACTTAAATGAGTTGGATTGATTTCCTAGACGCTGATGTCGAAGAGGATTATCTCGACGTCCAGATCGATAAACTGCACACTCTCGTTACTCAAGGGTATGAGGAGGATGCAAAAAAGTTGAATCTGAATATCAAAACTGCCTCCAAAATTCTTTTGGGTCAGTAGCACAGCGGATAGTGCAACTGCCTTCTAAGCAGTCGGTCGCAGGTTCAAATCCTGCCTGACCCGTTGCCCTCACGGGCATAACGGTCCATTAGAAAGGTAACTTCATATGACTACAGCACAACGATTCTCGTCTTGTCTCTCCATCCTTGAGGATGCAGTTGACAGACAGATTATGCTCGACTCTGATTATCCTATCATTCATAATCAATTAGTTAAACACTATGAGGACAGAGGAGTCGATTTCTACGGTGATGTAGACGAGGATTATGACATCCTACTTGCCAAACTTGAATCAGACCTTTATTATTATGACCAAGACTAACACCATTTTGGAGCGATATCCTTATCGCTATGTTGAAGTTGGGACACTCGACAATGGGTTTCCCGACTATCGTATTCAAAAGTTTCACGAGTGGACCCAAAGGTACAGGGATATGTATCTCCTAGACAACTCTGTACAACTGGATTATGCGATTGAAGATTTTGAATACACAAAATGGTTAGATCCTGATCCTGAGGTACAGGCATACCGCAAGTACACATGATTACCCTTATTGTTATAGTAGTGCTCATCGCAGCAACTGCATTCCTTATTCGTTATTACGATCCTCACAACTGAGAGAAAAATGAACATGTATGATCTAGCAACCAAAGCGTTGAAAGATGCTGTCAAGGCAGCACTCGATGACAATGTTGATGCTGCTCTGCAGTGTGAACTCTGGAGACATTACCAAGGTGTTAAAGCGATTGCTAAACAACTTGAACCTCCATCTACAGAGAATAATGTCTTCAATGTTAACTTCGGGTACGATCCCGATAGTAACATAAATATTCCGTCTGGATCAAACGTAGCAGCAGATACAATCTCTTTTACGTCTGATACGAAGGATGTCGTCACCTTCTCTTGATCTTC